CTCTCCCAATATTCTTCATTAAAACCTATTGGTAGTGGTCTACCTGTTTGTTGATTTAAAACAATCTCTCCTTGAAGTAATAAACCAGACTTAGCCAATTGATCTCCAACTTCTGCATTTGGAACAGTAATTATTTTTTTAGAGGCATTTAAAACAGCAGTGTTTATAGGTGCATCTACAAAATTTGGATAGTAGTCTAGTAATTTTTTAGAATAAAACATACCATAGAGACCTGCTAAATCAAAAACATCATCTTTCTCATAGTTTTCTATTGATGTTTCAATTTCAACTTTCTTTTTAGTTAGCCAATTTTTTGTTCCTTGTGAAATAGGATCTGTTAATTTATCCAATGTACTTAACTCTTTAATTACTTTTAAAAGATCTGACTTTGCTCTAGTTAAATTTTCACTTAAAGCTCTTTTTTCAAACTTATCCAAATCTTCTATACTAACTTGTTCAGCATAAAAATAATCACCTAATTGTATACTTCCTCTAGGTTGTTCTTGTTGTAATAATATTGCTTTAGATAAATCATCTAGTTTTCCACCTATAACTTTTTCAATTGCTGTAAGATTTATCTTACCGGAAGGAGATGAGTTGGCTAAAACAGCTCCTTCAACAATACCTTGTAAAGCAGCTGAGGGAAAATCACGACCTTTACTAATAAAATCTTGTTTTATAGGCCTAACTTTTTTAAGTATTCTTTGAAAAACATCTGGATCTCCATTAGCTTTAAACTTAGCTATAGTTTCATCGTCTAAACCATAACCACCTTTTGATTCAGGCGCACGTAACTGTTCCATAGCTGCAATTTCTTTATTAGTTTGTGAATATAATGAAGAACTAGTAAGTGATTCATCAGATTCTTCTTCTGAAACATCTTCAACTCCCGGAGCTTCATATATATTTTCACCGGGAAACAAAGAAGCTATAGCACCTGAACCATATTTAGCTTTTATACCTAAAAGAATATTTAATTTTTTATCCTTTCTTTCTTGTGCATACCTTTCTTCTTCTTTTTTCTCTAAGCGAGCTTGTTGTCTTGCAGCAGCAAGATTTTTCATGGCTCTGTTAACACCTACTCCTGTAATTCTCATCTTATACCCTCGCCATTAATCCCTTAGAAACATCTGGTGTTTCTTTTTGTTCTACCATCATTGGTTCTTTTAGTTTTTCTTCTTCAGGCCTATTTTTAATTCCTTCTACTATATCTTCATCAACTTCTTTTTTTCTTTCACTTAAAACTTTTCTAGCTAACATAATGTTTTGACCATATGAAGGATCTTCATTATCATCTAATTCAAAACCTTCTTTGTACTGAATATCCATAGCGTCAGCATAACCTTTTATATGTTCATGTAATATAGGAGCTATTATTAAACTAACATCTACAGAGTGTATACCCTCTAATACACCACCTCTTAATATTCCTTCTGTTAATGTGACAATATCTATACCTAATTCTAATAAAAACATAGCCTGTTGAATAGAATCAACATCATCTAATTTATCTAAATGATAATCTAAAGCTTCTATTGGGTCTGTAATTTCAGGTGGTCTTTCATAAGGAGCACTCTTAGGTGTCGTTGTGAGAGACTGTCCCGGAACAGGTCTTTCAAACTGCATTATCTTTCCTCTCTATTTTTTAAGCTATAATCTTCATAGTAACTATTAGCTAATTTTTGTCTTTTACTCGTCATAGGTTTACCTGCTACAAAATATCTTCTTTCAAATAAATGTGTTAATTCAGATACACTTTTTGTAGGATCATTAAAACTATCAAAATTATCCCAATTTTCAAAACCGTGTATTTTATTATTCTTTAATTCATAAATTAAAAAATCTCTACTAGCTTCATAACTTTTAGGATTTAAATCATTACTTTCTACATAAGCTCTAAAATCTTTTCTTCTTTCTGCAGTCCATTGTGCATCACCTTCACCACCAACCTTTACACCTTGTTCATAAAACTGAGTAAAACCTTGAGATTCATGATCTAAATTTCCTACTATAGCACTTATTTGTTTTGTAGTTAATTTAGGAAATGCTTTTTTTAAATCTTTAAAATATCTACTTGCTCTATTACCAGCATTTTTAATGTTAGATTTTAATATTTTTTTAGTATCCTCTGATGCATTTTCCCTAGAAGGTGGAGGCGAAGAAAATTTTACAGCACCCTCAGATTTTTTTAATACAGCATTAGCATCCATTTCTTCTTTATATCTTCTATATATTTTCATACTTATATCTATATCTTCTATCTGAGCTTCAGGACTTATTCTTTTTACATTTGGTCCAACACCTAAACCTGCAGGTCTCTCTAAAGGAACACTTGAGTCCTCTACATAAGATGACTCATATTGTTCTCTAAGTGTATCTAATCCATTTATATAGCTTGCTTTTTCTTGTTTACCAATCATTTCTACATCTCCTAAAACAAAAAATAAAATCAGTAACATAATTAAAATTAAAGATATTATTTTCATATATCAATTTAACCACCAAAACCTAATAAATTACCTGCAATAGTAAATATTGTTTCTGTCCAAGCATCATCATCTGCTTTATCAAGTTCCATTCTAACCTGTTCTAATTTTTTATCAGCCAATAAAATAGCAAGTGTTCTTTCTTTAGACGATTCTGACATTGTAAAAGCATAACTCATTAAGTCTCTTTCTCTTTGCCACAATTGATCAATAGCTTTATTAGTTAAACCATTCACATCTTTAGCAAATTGAAAGTTACTTTGGTTAGCAGCAGCTGTATTTATAGTAGTAGTATCTTGTCTCCACTTAGCATTAGCTTGTGCTATTTGTGCATACATTTGTGCATTAAAAATTTCTCTCTGATTCTGTAACTCTGAGTTAAACTTTTGTACAGCATTAGCTTCACCTGCATTAAACTGTGACATAGCATTAGTTTGTGCAGAATTAAATTGACTAATCTGAGACTTTAAACTAGCAAAGAATTGTTCAGTCTGATTCTCGCTTGATGCATTAAATTGTTCAGATGCATTAGCTGCAGCAGTATCACTCAAGATAGTATTAGCAACAGTTTGTGCTTTAAATATTTCTGCAGCTTGTTCATTGCTAAGATTAGCCATATCTATCTGTAAGAAGTTTTGTGCATTTTGAACTTGAGCTTGCTGTCTATTATTTAAACTAGCCATCTCTAACTGAGAGATCTGAGCAGCTTCAGCCATGACTAATGCTTGCCTATTATTTAGGTTAGCAAGATTCATAGTCTGTGCCATCTTAGCATTCTCTAGTGCTACCTGCTGTTCTGCAGTAAAGTTCATGTTAGCAACTTCACTAACCTTTGCAGCATTCATAACCTTAGATTGAAACTCTTGGTCAAACTCTATCTGCATAAACTTAGCTCTTTGTTCTGCTTTAGCTAAAGCCATCTGTTGTTTATTAGCAGTATCTATCTGTGCTATTGGTAATGATGCTTCCATAGCAGCTTGTATAATAGCTTGACCTGCCATACTTGATGCACCTAAACCTCTCTGTGCCATTACTGCAGTAGCTTTACGCATTGCTCCTGCTGCCCAAGGTGGTGTGTTACCTCCCTCAAACTGATCCATCAAGGTAGTTAATTCATCTTGCATAGAAGCAGCTTTTACTTCTCCTGTACCAAAAGTTTCTCCTACTCTGGTTTGATCTACTGCACTACCTGATACAAGTTCTTCTGCTGATAGCTGTCTAGTAGGCATATCTGCTTTTAGTTGATCTTGAATCTCTTTAGTAGTTCCTTGAGCTGCTTCAAGATCAGATACCTTTGTAGTATCTTGTGTTTGTGCTTCTATTGTTTTTGTAGGACCTTCTGACTTTGCACCAGTTACATCTTTAAGAGCATCTTCTACATCTGTTTGTGCCTTTTGAGTTGTAACTTTAGTAACATCAGGTTTGTCTGGAGTATCTGCAGTAATTGTTTGTCCAACCTGTGCAGGATCGGTAATAATAGGAGCAGTAGTTGCTGTCTGACCTGTAGTAGCACCTAATACTGTACCTTCTGCATCAGGATTAATTTGTGACACAGGAGGAGCTACTACTGTACCTGCAGGATCTAACATTGCACCTGCTTTAAGATCAGCTTGACCTTGTGCTACCTGTCCTCTATCAAGCTGTTGTCCTGCAACAGTAACTGTAGGATTAGTTTCATCTTCTTCGTTAGGTATTGGTGTATATAATGGAAAATCATCAGTCTGTGCCATACCACCGGGACTATAACCTCTAATCATACCACCTTGATAAACATTAACATATTCTGGATCACCAACTTTATCTGCAGGTACACCAAAAGGGTTTGTAGTCACATCAACATTAGGTGTAGCAGGAGCAGATGCTGCTTGCTGTACAAGATAAGGTACTTGTCCTACATTAGCTTCTCTGTATCCTTGAGGTATAGGTTGAGAAGGAGTCC